GAAAATTACCTCAGAAAACTTTAATTTTATAAATAAGAAATCATAAGGAGATTCCTAATGGCAACAAATAAACTAATGGAAGCCGCAGCAGACATTCTTGCAGGAAGCAAGAAATCAGCTCCAGCTATGCCACCAGAAAAATTACCAGGTGCTGATGCAGTAGACCTAGGCGGTCCTACTCCTCAAAGCAATAAGCCAGATGACGATTCTAATAAAATCGATGCAACTAAGGCTGCTAAGAGTGCAACTGCTCCAACAACAAAACCATCTGATGCTTCAGCTGACAAGCAAGATGCCATGAAAAAAATGGCAGAAGAAGAGCAAAAAGATGAAGAAATCATTGCTGAAAAAATGCATGATGACGAAAAGAAAGAAATGATGAAGAAGAAAATGAAAGAAGATATCGATGCATTATTTTCTGACGATTCTACCATTTCTGAAGAATTCAAAACTAAAGCTGCTACAATTTTTGAAGCTCGTGTATTAGACCGAGTTCAGCAAATTGAAGAAGAAGTTGAGACAAAATATGCCTCAATGCTCGAAGAAGCAGTTGCAGAAATCAAAGCCGACTTAACTACTAAAGTAGATGACTACCTCAACTATGTTGTTGAGCAGTGGTTGGCAGATAACGAAATCGCAATTGAGTCCGGTCTCCGTGCTGAACTCACAGAAGATTTTATTGCAGGTCTACGCAATCTATTTGCAGAACATTATATCGATGTTCCAACTGAAAAAGTTGACTTGGTTGATGAACTTGCCGGTAAAGTTGAAGAACTTGAAGGTAAACTCAACGAAGAAATCGAGCGTGGTGTTGGTTTTGCAAAAGCACTTGTAGAGTCCCGCAAGAATGAAATTACCCGTGAAGTATGTGATGGTCTCACAACAACTCAAATCGAAAAAATCAAATCACTCGCAGAGAGTGTAGAATTCTCCACAGAGGACGAATACAAAAATAAGATTGAGACAATTCGTGAGAACTATTTCCCATCTGGTGTTAAAAAAGCAGATGAAAAAGACTTACACGAACAGGTAGAAGATACTGATGCTAAGAAGGTTGATATTAACGACCCTCTAGTTGCAATGGTATCACAAGCGATTTCTAAAACAAAAATTTAATTAAACTCTAAGGAGAATCTCAATGTATTTGTCCGAACAATTACAAAAAAAATGGGAAGGCGTTCTGGATCATCCAGAATTAGCACCTATTAAAGACCCATATAAGAAGGCTGTAACTGCTGTTATTCTTGAGAATCAAGCTCAAGAAATGCAAAAAGCTGCAGGTATTCTTACAGAAGCAGGTCCAACAAACTCAATGACCAACACAGTCGCCTCTGGCGGTTTTGGTGGTTCTGCAGCATCACCTGTTGCAGGTTTCGATCCAATCCTTATCTCTCTAGTTCGCCGTTCATTGCCTAACCTTATCGCTTATGATATCGCAGGCGTTCAACCAATGACAGGTCCAACTGGTTTGATTTTTGCAATGCGTTCACGCTACACAACACAACTTGGTACAGAAGCATTCTATGACGAAGCAAATGCAGGCTTCTCTGGTGGTGCTACTGCCGCTGTTCCTGCAATTTCATTGCAGTCTGATACAGCTGCTTCAGGTAATGTTTTTGCTAACACATTGTTCGCATCATTACCAAATACAATGACTACTGGTAAATCAGAAGCTCTTGGCGATGGTTCTAACACATTCCAAGAAATGGCATTCTCTATTGAGAAAGTTACTGTAACTGCTCGTAGCCGTGCATTGAAAGCAGAATACTCAATGGAACTTGCACAAGACTTGAAAGCAGTTCATGGTCTTGACGCTGAAACAGAATTAGCAAACATTCTCTCATCTGAGATTCTTGCTGAAATTAACCGTGAAGTTATTCGCACAATCTACACAACTGCAAAAGTTGGCGCACAAGTAGGTACAACTAAGGCTGGTACATTCGATTTAGACACCGACTCAAATGGTCGTTGGATGGTTGAAAAAGTTAAAGGCCTTGCGTTCCAAATCGAGCGTGAAGCTAATACAATTGCCAAAACAACTCGTAGAGGTAAAGGTAACATTATGATTTGCTCAAGCGATGTTGCATCTGCACTCGCTATGGCAGGCATTCTTGATTACAACTCTGCTCTTGCATCAAATGTTTCATTGACAGTTGATGACACAGGCAACACATTTGCAGGTACATTGTTTGGTCGTATCAAGGTCTATATCGACCCATACTTCCCAACATCATCTACATCTGAGTTCGCTGTTATCGGTTATAAGGGTTCTAACGCTTATGACGCTGGCTTGTTCTACTGCCCATATGTTCCTTTACAAATGGTTCGTGCAGTTGACACAGGTACCTTCCAACCAAAAATTGGTTTCAAGACACGCTATGGTCTCGTTGCCAACCCATTTGCAGAAGGTACAACAGTTGGTTCTGGATCAATCAATGTAAACTCCAATGTTTACTACCGTGCGTTCAAGATTTCCAACTTGATGTAATCTATAAAGTCTCGTTAATAATAATAACAATAAGAGACTATATTCAAAAGACCCACTTCGGTGGGTCTTTTTTTTCGCATAAATAAACACATGACTGCACTTACTAGAAATCCTACAAATCAAAACTTTTTACAACCTAATAAGTTTACACTAAACTTTTCTAGGTTACCTAACACACAATTCTTTTGCCAATCAGTAAGTGTGCCAGGTATCTCGTTGTCTGAAATACCACAAAATACTCCATTTGTTGATTTGTATATTCCAGGTGAAAAAGCAATTTATGATTTATTGAATGTAACTTTTTACATTGATGAAGAACTTGTGGCATGGAGAGAGATACATGATTGGATTCGTGCAATGACTTTCCCAACAGACTTTTCTGAATATCGCAACTTAGGTCGTTTAAGTAAAAGTGCAGGTGTAAGAGAATCATTAAAACCACAATACTCAGATGCTTCAGTTACCCTTTTGTCATCTTCAAACAAACCTTATTTTAGATTTAAATTCTACGATGTGTTTCCCACAACACTATCAACTTTCATCATGTCAGCTACCGATAGTCCCGAAAGTCAAATGACGGCAGACGGAACATTCAGGTACAGTTACTACGATATTGAAAAATTATTTTAAAAAACGCTTGACAATCACCGTCAATTAGTGTATTCTCCTCTGAAGGAGGCTTTTATTATGAGTAAATTAGACGAACTATTGGAAGAATGGCGTAAAGACGCCGACATTGACCGAACCGAACCTGGTAAGGCACTTCTCGATATTCCCAAATTACACAGTAAGTATTTGAACATACTTAGCCGGCACCGTTTGCTTTCCAAAGAAGCGGAGTTTAAGTATAATAAAATGAAGAAACTTAAATGGGAATATTACACAGGTAAGTTAGATGATGATGATTTGAAAAAATATGAATGGGATCCTTTTCCATATGTTCTCAAATCAGACCTCTCTACATATATGGAGAGCGATGAAGATTTAAACAAATACTCTGCACAAAAAATTATGCATGATGAGATTGTTGAAGTTTGCACCGCCATATTAAAAGAACTGAACAGTCGCACATTTCAATTGCGTGACTTTATAGCATGGGAAAGATTTATTCAAGGTGTCTGATATTATTCTCCACAAAAAGAATGAAGCATTTATTCAGTTTGAGTGTGATAAAGGTACTGCACAAGAACTGAGTGACTACTTTACTTTTTATGTTCCTGGTTATCAATTTACACCTGCATACAAATCTCGTATGTGGGATGGAAAAATAAGATTAGCTGACCTTCGGTCGTTTACAATCTATCATGGACTTGTTCCTTACATTGAAAAGTTTTGTAAAGAAAGAGATTATGTATTAGAAATTGATTCAGATATCTCAACTACTGAAAACTATTCGGTAGTAGAAGCAAAACAACTTATTGATACTTTAAATTTGCCACATGAAGTTAGAGACTATCAATTAAAGTCCTTTATTCATGCGATACGCAACAAGCGTATTTTACTACTGTCACCAACGGCTAGTGGCAAAAGTTTAATTTTATACCTTATTGTTTGTTATTTACAACAAGAACATAAAAGAGGATTGTTAATTGTTCCCACAACCTCACTTGTTGAACAAATGTATAGTGACTTCGAATCGTATGGATATGAATCAGAAGAATACTGCCACCGCCAATATGCAGGTAAAGAAAAACATACAAATAAGTTTCTTACCATCACTACATGGCAATCAATCTATAAAAATGACAAAGAATACTTTGAACAATTTGACTTTGTTCTTGGTGATGAAGCACACCAGTTTAAGGCCAAATCGTTGACAACTATTCTTTCAGGTTGCACTAACGCTAAATATAGAATAGGTACAACAGGTACTTTAGATGGTACACAAACACATCGCCTTGTATTAGAAGGTTTATTTGGACCTGTTTATAAAGCAACATCTACATCCGAACTCATTGAGAAAGGACAACTTGCTGACTTTAAAATTAAATGTCTGATATTAAAATATCCAGAAGCAACTTGCAAGATGGCAAAAGATTGGGACTATAACACAGAAATAGATTATATTGTCCAAAACAAAAATAGAAACGATTTCATTCGTAACTTATCATTGTCTTTAGAAGGCAACTCTCTTATATTATTTCAATTCGTTGAAAAACATGGAAAAGATTTATATGCAAATATTAAAGAACACGCAAAAAATAGGCATGTATTTTTTGTATTTGGTGGCACCGATGTTGAGATTCGTGAATCAGTTCGGTCAATTACTGAAAAAGAAACAGATGCAATCATTGTTGCTTCTTACGGCACTTTTAGCACTGGTGTTAATATCCGTAACCTTCACAATATCATATTTGCCAGTCCATCCAAATCCCGCATCCGTAATCTTCAGTCGATAGGTCGAGGACTTCGTATAGGTGAAAATAAAACAGAGGCAACACTATTTGATATTGTTGATGACTTCCGTGTAGGCAAATTTGCCAATTACACATTGAAACATTTCATCGAGCGTGTTAAAATATACGATGAAGAAAAATTTAATTACAAGTTTTACAACATAGAAATAAAAAATGGAACTAACTCCTAATAACAATATAAAAATAGTAAGACTGCAAAGTGGTGAAGATATTATGGCAGATATCATTGAAGATGAAGAAAACGATACCATCTTTTTAGATAACCCAATGCATATTATCTTTAAAAGAATACCTACAGGTCAAACTGTAATGATGATGATGCCTTGGTTGCCAATTGAAATCATTAAAGAGAATAGTGCGATTGTTTATTCTTCAGACATACTTACAATTATTGAACCTAAAGAAGATTTAGTTGACTATTATGGTACAGTTGTAATTGAGGCACAACAAAGAATGGAAGAAAAAAGAGACTTCTCAAATGAAGAAGAAGATGATGAGTATGATGAGGAAGAAATAGATGAAGAAGAATTATTTGAAGTGCTTAAGGAAAAGAAGAAGCACAAGTTACATTAATTTTCAAAAGGGACACCGAGATGATACACTTTGTCAAGCTCTTTGTCAACAGTTAAACAGGTAAATATTATGGCTAAAACAACTAAACACTATGTAAACAATGCAGATTTTTTGCAGGCGTTAATTGACTATCGTGACAAATGTGCGATTGCTAAAAAAGATGGCAAAGAAGATCCTCAAATTCCAAACTACATTGGAGAGTGTTTCTATAAAATTGCTGACCAT